AAAATGACCTTTTGTCATTGGTTTATTGCAGTTAGGACATGTAATAGGTGTGAATATTTGTTTTTTGATAGCGTCGAAACGTGTTACTGTTTGTTTGATTCCGTTTTTTATAGTCCATTTTTTACCACGCTCTTCCCAAACGTCACCCTCCTTGCGTTCAACGTAGTCTGCAGTGTATCCAACCTGTACTCCAGTTTTATTGCCCGCTTTTTTGCTGATAATATTACGCATGCGCTGTACGTCACGCGTTTTGAATTCTTTTTTAAGTAAATTGTCGCTCATAAACTTATTTTATTTGATTTAATTCTATTTTCTATTACAGATAAAGGTTGGGTATTAGTATAATGAAATGAACCACCTTTACTTAATGGATATATATGATCTATTTCCCAATATTTTCCATAATTATCCCAATTCATTTCTGGTGTAAATTTTGATTCAAGATAAGTTTTGTATTCAGGTATTGTACATCCTAAATATTCTACTGTACTTTTTGTATCTTTTTTAAAATGAGTATTAATACACGTTTTTATACTTTCATATAATCTAGTATTTATATTATTATCTCTTCTATTCTTAGCCCATTTGTTTCTAAAAGGCTTTATACATGTTTTACATAAATGAGAATATATAATAGTACCATCCTTTCTTTTATGACCACTACTAATTCCGTTTGATTCAGTTAATGGAGATTTACATTCTTTACATATTATCTTATTAGGTGTATAAACATAATGTTTATTTAAAAAACAAGTTTTACATATTACTGTATAACCATCTTTACATGTTTTTGACTTATAAAAATCAGATAATTTTTTTTCTTTATTACATTGTTTACACAATTTCATATATTATTATTTCCAATAAATATTATAAAATTCTATAATCCTAATTTTTTAAGTTGTGAAATTGTATTATCCGCTGATGTATGGTGTATTCCAATACCACCAGCAGCATTCCATTCATTTATGGTTTGTTCCATATCATCAATTAATATTCTATTAGGACCTGCAAACATTTGTTTATAGGCACGCTGATAGAAATATAATTTCTTATATTGATTATTAATATGCATTTTACACCATGCTTCCTTACCTACTTTAGATGAAGGATCTTGTGATGGTGAAGATAAAATGTTAGGTTTGTAGCGTTTAATGTAGCGCCATAACGTTTGGCCATCTGGCATCCAGGGTAGATTGGCCCAAAAAGCGGCCCCTTCTTCCTCTATTGGTTGCCAAAAGGTAGCATCACCTTTAACATATTGTTTTGTGTGAACACCTGTTAGATCGTAATAACCTTTTTCAAAATAGACAAGGACACCGTCCATATCAGAGTAAATTGTATACATAACTTTATTTTTATTTATTAAAAATGATCTATAATATTAACTTTATCTATAAGTTCATCGTCAATATCTTCTTCAGGAACTATAGTATCAATTTGTAATATATAGCTTGGGCTTAAATATCCTGATTTTTTTGATATAATTCTTTCTTCAAATAGTTCAGGAAATTTAGATGATGTTTTCCAATTTTTATCTCCAGCCATCCATACATTTTCAACATTAATTGGTTCTACCTTATATCTTTCTGATATTTTATCTCCATCTAATTTAATTCTAACATCAAAATCAGTTAAATTAGATAAATAATCAATAACGCCTGCTCCTATCTTATCTCTAGTAACTGATATAGAATAAGTATTTTTATGTTGAGATAATGTTGAATTATTAGGTTCAAATTTTAATCCAGTTTTAATTATACCGTCTAGAAATGAAATATTAGTAAAATGGTATAAAGGACCAATTTGTTTAGCTTCGCGTAATATGTCTATTAATTTAATCATTATTGATATATTTCTTCGTTTTGTTTGCCGAATTTTCTTAACAATACACCTGCTTGTGCATTTGCTTCATTTTCAATTTCACTACCCGTTTTACCACTATTTGGTTCTAGACGTCCATCTTCAGCTTGTTTGCGATGTACTAATTCATGTGCTAATGTACGTAATAAATCAGCCATATTACGATTTTTAACATATAACCATATTTTATCGTTATTAGGATTAAATGAACCAAATGAGCGCATTTCTTTAGCCATATTATTATCTCTTGATAATGTAAGAGATGTTGGGGGTTTTTGTATTCCTAATTCTTTAATAGCAAATCCAATGAATTGTTTTAATAATTTTTTATCGTTTGGTGTATTTAAACCTTCGTTTAATGATTGTAATTTTACTTTGGCTATTTGTTTATCGTATTTGTTTGATAATTCAACAAAACCTTGTAAAAATTCTTTCATTTTTGCATCAACAGGAACTTCTTCATAATTTACTGTAAGTGGTGTTCCACCTAGTTCTGGATTATATTTTGGGGCACTATTGTATCTTGTTTTTAAGTCCCTAGCTTGTTTTTCTAAATCTTCCACAGTACCTATTTTATAAAAGGATGATGATAGGTGAAGAGGTTTATTTGTTAAACTATCAACAACATCATATTTAAATAATTTTAAAGAACCTTTTAAAAGACTAATCACTTTAGCTTTATTTTCTAAATAACCTGAAAAGCGTTTTATTGGATTATTATTGTGTATATAATCGTCTAAAGCTGCATATTTTTCTTGTTCTGCATTATAAACATTAACATCAACATCATCTTCAGATGGAGATTCGTATTTTAATACATCTTTTAATCCTTTAAGTTGAGGATATGTGTCTGCCGCTTCTTCAAAAGTTTCATACCATTCAGTTCCATTATTATCTGCTTCTGTAATAGAATATCCTCCATTATCCTCTTCTACCATTACTACTAACAAATGAGTATTATCTAAATATCTACCATTTAGGTGTTTACCACTAGGTCTATTGTCATCAAATACAAAATATGTAAGTGAAGGATATATATCCTCTTCTGCCCCAGCTCTATATTGAGCATATGCATTTCCTAATCCACGTGCTGATATGCAAAAAGTATACCCATGACCATATTTTATACATGATTTTTTATCTCCCGCTTTATATACCCTAATGCCGTTTTGGTTGTAAACTAAATCTGCATTATCTACTTCACCATCATTTATTTTACCTGCCTTAATGCGTTTAGGTTCGATTGAGGCCGCTGTGTCTACTAAATCGTCCCAACTATATTGTAATATATCTCTTTGTTCTACATTATCTTTTATTTGATCAAAACGTTTAATCACTTTCTTTATTTCATCATCAGTTAATTCTGGATCTTCCTGTTTGAATTTCTGTATTAACTTATTAATAAGACCAGCCGAATATTCTCTAATTAATCCTTCTCCAAGAGAAGTAGGTTGATGTAATTGCTTAGTTTGTAAATTCAATGTGCCCTGTAATACAGTAGGGATTGAACCTAAAGCTCTATATAATGATAATACCACTTCTCCGCCTACCAAATAGTATTTATCTTGTCCATAACATAATACAAGTGGTAATGGCATATCCTTACCAGCTTTGATTTGATCAATATATGGTTTAGGATTTATACCTAATTTTAAAGCGTGTTGAATAGCATCATCTAATGTTTTCATTTTATATGATTTGCTATTCTCTAAATTAGACCACATATCATCATTTAATACTACTTCATCCCCACCATTAAAAGCATATTCCATATCAGGTATTGGTAGATTAAATACAGCAGCTGCCTTTTCAATTTTACCACGATTTTGTGTTATATAATCTTGATATGGTGGTTCATCAAAATTAATTGGTGGTGATTCTTGTAATGGTTGTTCTGCAGGTGGTTGTTCAGCTGGAGGTGCTTCTGTAGGTGGTTGTTCAGTTGGTGTTTCTTCAGGTTTTTCTTCTGATTTAGTATTTAATGCTTGTAGGAATTCATCTACCGATACTCCATCAGGTAAGTATTTTGCTATTTCTTCCTTATTCTTTTGAGCTAAAGCCATTCGCAAGTTAGTTGCACTAACACCCTCAATTGCACCAGCATCAAATACTTTTACATTTGGATATTTTTCAATGCTCTTATAGCGATCCATTTCACCTTTACCAAATGCTACTAAAAACTCAGTATCAGGATTATCTTTAACTACGTTGTATACATCTTTAACAGGACTAGCATCAGCAGATATTTTTATTTCAACGGATCCATTAAATTTATTTTTATATAAATCCCATACAGCAATACTTTCATCAGCAGTAACACCTTCACGTGTTTGAGGTGATATAAGTACTACTACTTGATCTGCTGCTTTAAGTAATTGTTCAATAACATCAACATGTCCTTTATGGGGTGGTTTAAATGCACCGGGAAATAATGCTATTGTTGGTTGGTCTTCTGCTTCTAATATTATATTAGCTAAATATTGTCCTAAGTTCATTGTAAAAAATTATTTATTTTAGTTTTAGCATCTTCGATATCAGTAAAATCAGGGGTCATTTTAAGTTGATTTGAGATTTCTTGATTCATAGCATCTATTTCTTGTCTTTTTTTAAGTAATTCCTCTGGTGAATACTGTTTGCCGCTACCCTTTACAGTATTAAAAAACATTCGTTTAGCATAATCAGGATCATATTCAGCTTTACCTTCAGGATCATTATTTACTAGTACAAAATTATTACCGAATGCTTCCTTATAAGTATCAATATTTTTATTTACATCTTTCCATGTACGTAATACAATAGCAGGAGGTAAAGTACGTTCACCTTTTTTTTCTCGTTCAACATTTCGTTTGAGGGAAGTATAAGGTGAAGCCCAAACCATAATCATCATTGTATCATATCCTAATGCTTCTAATTCTTGTTTTTTCTTTAATAATGGTCTACTAGCAGCACCTGTACCATTAATTACAATGTTATTTTTAGCAGCGGTTAATTGTGCATATTTTTCTTTAGTAGCTACTTGAGCTTTACCCATTAATTTGGCTGCTTGGGATAATTGTGCTTGGTTAAAATTAGCAATATTTAATTTATCATCAGTAACTAGACCTGCTGCTTTTAATAATTCTTTATAAGGAGTATCTACATTAATTTCTTCTAACCCTAAAGGTTTAATATAATTTGTATATATATAATCTTTTCCAGAACCGGCACTACCGGCCATGAATATAGCTTTTGGTTGAGATGATGCTTCTAATAGTAAGTCTAATAATTTGATCATAATATATCAATAAATATATTACTTTATTATCTTAACTGTGGTTGGTAGTAGTTCTGTGTATGGTTTATGGTCAGGATTTTCCATTTTATATATTTCCTGTATGTTTTTAAACATTTTAAAGTTGGTTTCAATGTCGGATACCGCTCTTAATTCCCAACCTTTACCTTGAATTTTACCACCTTTACCTTCACCACGTGTATTTGCTTTAACCCATAATATACCAGTGTGTGTTACTTTCTCATTGTGCGTTTCGTTCCATGCTGTTGCATAGGCTGCTAACTGCAGATCATAACTAGTATGGAGTGAGTTGGATGTTTTAAGATCTAATAACCATAATTGATCAAACATTCTTACAACTAAATCTGCCGTACCTGCATATTCATGTTCATCTGAAAATAAATGATATTCTGTAGCTACTAATTCTGGTTTGTGTGTATTCCAAAAATCAGCAAAACGCATTATCATTCTCCAAACATCTAAATTGTATTTGGCATTACCGTATTCATCTAACCAATTAATTTCTTCACCATTAAGGAATGCTTCAACAGCATTGTGTACTTGTGTACCTTCACCAGCTGCTTTGTTAGCTATAATATCGCTATTATGTCCAACGTCTTTTAACCAGCTATGAAAAAATTGATTTTTAGGAAAATAATTTAGAATTGATGTTACGGAGGCGTAATATTTGTCATTGCGTCTATAAAATCTGTTATCTAATACATTGATTTGTTTATTATCAGCGCTGTATTCTACAAGGCGTTTGATCTTAGGATCTTTGATAATGTTTACATTTTTTTCAATCATAATTGGAGTTTTTTAGTCAATAGAGACTGAAAGTTAAGAGGTTCAGTATTTTCAATAATGTTTAAAAACCTCTCAAATCCAATTTCATTAGCATCTTTACCATCTAATTCTACTAGATATACTTCTTTACCATACGACATTAGTTCTTCGCAATATTTAAAAGCATTTTTAATAGCATCAGGATCAAGAGCAATATAGATTCTATTGACTGATGAACGGACTAATTTTTTCATTAGCTTCTCGTGAATAATTTTCCCAAATAAGGGAATGACATTTCGTTTAATTGTTAAAGCATCAAATATACCTTCAACAAGTATAATTGGTGCGTCCCAATTTATATATAACTCCCAACCAATAGCTGATTTAGCATCAGTGGGAGGATTTTTATATTTTGTAGGTCCATCTTTATAAGCGCGAGCTATAAAATAATTTATAATACCATTTTCATCGTATGAGGGAACTATAACTCTATCTTTATATGGTCCATCATTACAAAAACCAATATTATATTTAATAATATCATCAGGTGTTATACCACGTTTACGTAAAAATTTAATAGCGTGTTTTGCTTCAATAGTTATAATTTTATTTTCAACAACTGATGTTAATGATATAAATTCCTTAGGTAATTCTAAAGCAGTAGACACAATATGTTTATCTACATCCTTACCAGGAGCTATAATCATGTTTAGTTCAGCTACTTTATTAGTGGGGATTTTAGCGCTTTTAAAAAGGGATCTAATGGTTTTACCTTTTGCCTCACACACCCAACAATGCCAAGGATTCTCGCTTTTAGCGTTTGTTATGCAGTTGATTTCGAGTTTATTCTTATGGTGAGTACAAAAAGGACATTTAAATGAATAATTGCCCCGACTAGTCTTGTGACCTTGTCCTAATACGGATTCTAATAATATTAATAGAGCAGCATTTTCCATAATCATTAAGATACGAAATTATTCTGCCGTAACAAAGTCTTTGCGATAGAATTTACCTAATATGTTATCATTGTAACTGTCAGTAAATAATACTGAGTGTTGTATTTGGTAGCGTATTTCGTGATATGTAAGTTGTTTTTTGGTAGGACAAAATATTAGTATTTCGCGTTCGAATTTATCTTCACCTAGTGATTTAACATCGGCTAATAATTCTTTAGATGAACCCCAATAATTACGCCAACCACTGTCGACTTGTTCTACTTTAGTAGTAGAGCGACGACCGGGGCCGGTTTGTTCAGCTAATTCTTTTTTAGTAAGTTTTTTCTTCTTGTTATGAAAGAATGCTTTTTTACCTATGTAAAATTTGTTGGATTCTAAATTAGTGATTTTATAAATAAAACCATAATCGTTTGTAGTAAAGTCATCCTGTAATGGGATGTATTCATATAACCAATTCATAAAACTATTTTTTAAGTATCGTATTTGACAATAAATGTCATATCTGTATCTGCTGATAGAACTATTGGTTTACCTAATTTAGCAACCATTAATAATTCATTATCATCATTATATAATCCTATTGTTGTAACATATGGTTGGAAGGAGGATCCAGTAGCAAAATTTTTAACTGTACTATCTAATGATCCTGTTAATGTATATCCATCACTACCTGATATTATATATTGACCCCCATATTCCAATAGGGTCGGATTATATGATAAATTATAGTCACTTTCTTTAATTATACAACGAACTTCATTTTCGTAAATGATATGTTCATTTTGAAACGACATTGTTGCATTAGTATATATTTGAGTATAATTGAGATTAGTTTTTACTATTATACCATGAGCATAAAATATATTTCCTATAAATACACTACTTGAATATAAATTACCATTTCCATCATCTTTAATTAATGTACCTGAACCTGATATTTGAAAACTACCAGGTAATATTTTAGAACCAAAAATATTTTGATTAATACTATATATTTCTATTGTATCTCCTGAAGATGAAGGGAATTGTTTTATTAATAATGGATTTGTATTATAATTAAAATATGAAGCTGTAGGACGTTGAGATGAAGCAGATTCATACGTATTTGCATTAAACATCAACGACCCCGTATTGAGTAAACTTCCACTGAATGATTGATAAAATAAATGGTTTATTTGATCGTATATTAAGGATTGATATTGTCCGTTAGTTGTTGTTGATCCGGTTATATTAAATGGTACATTTCTCCCTACGTAATAAACTATATAACTATCATTTGGGGAAGTAGAAGTATACGCAAAAGACCAACGCTTATTCGCAGCGTAAGATACTGTTGTTATATCGGCCTTGTTTAATCTTTTGAATGATGACATGCATTAATAGTCTAATTTGATTCTAATCAACGCTTCTTTAGTGAAATCCTTAGTTAATGGTTTACTTAATTTAGCTACAGCTAATAATTCATTATTATCATTATACATACCTACTGTTGTAACGTAAGTTTGTGGATTATTAATTAATGTAGTATATAATAAGTTACCATTAGCATCTATAATAGATGGATTTGTTGTGTAATTAAATTCACTATTTTTAACACGTGTAAAGAAATAACGTGATGAAACTACCTCTTGTGATTGTAATTGAAATCCTGGGTCTCCTGTTCCTGCTAAACTATTTGAAATTGAACTTGAAATAGAATTAAATAGTTTAAATTGATTATTTTGAGCTGAGGAAGTTGATAGATTTGTTGCTTGAATAAATAATCTTAATGAACCTGTTACATTTGCACTACCTGTAGCATTTAATATAATAACACCTAAATTAGGTAACATCATACCATAATATATAGTTGCAGCTGCGGTATTATGTGCATTACCATTACTACCACTGATTATGTAATATACTTCATTTTCTCCAATAAATCTTGTTAATGAAGTAGTATTACTGTCATCCGTTAATTTAATGGTTCTACTTCCACTAGTTAATGATAAATTAAGAGACCCAGGCATTAATGCTTGTTTATATCTAGCTCTTGAAACATTAATTACATAAATTTCATTTATTGTACTAATATCTCCATTAAAACTGAAATTAGTATCTTCAGTACCATAAACTAAATTTCTATATTGTCCGTATACAATACGAGATGGAGAATATCCTCTAACAAGAGGGTTAACAGGTACTGATCCTGATCCTGCTATATGGCCATATTGAATATCAAATTGAACTTCTGATCCAGTTAATGATGGATCTCCGTTATATACATCTAAATAATATTCACCTCCTGGGTTTGTTCCACTTGCTGTCCAGGATGCAGATAAAAAATTAGTGTCTCCACTCCATAATCCACGAACTACTGTTTCGGCACTTATTACTGAATCTTCTGTATTATATCTTGAAAATGACATGTTTTTATTTTATTTTAAATTATAGTGTTGATACTTTAGAAATATTAAGAGGAATAGTAATTCTAGCTCCACTATCTCTACCAATTGCTGTAATGGTTGTTGCTATTGATGTTAATGTTGAACCAAACAATGTATTAACTGTTGTTCCTGTTAATGTAAATGATGTACCAATTACTGATTTAGATAATACAGCACCGGTTGTTGTATTAAGATTTTGGTCACCAACTGATGTTGTTGTAATACCTGTACCTTGGAATGCTGATACTAATCTAATATCTGCTATTGTTAATACATACCCGTTTGCTTCAAATGTATTTGTAGCACCTAAATAATTTAATGTTTGTGGTGTTATTGTTAATGAAGCACCTTGTTTAAGTATAATTGAATTATAACCTAAACTTACAACAGGTAAACGTGATGTTCCACGAGGTAATGTTATTAATTTATAACGCATTATTTGTGTATCGTTTGGAAATGCTTGTATTATAGGCATATTCTCAATTGCTTCACCATAAAATGCGGAACCAGATGGGTGATTTGGATTATATAATGTATAATCAATTTCATCATCAGCCAAGGAAAATTGTGTAATTTGAAACGAACCATCGTTACGAGCTAGTAATTCACGGCCTTTTGTTGTTAGTATTGCATCTACTGTTACTACTGTTGGATTTAATATTGCCATAATTGTTTATTATTGTATATACTATAAATATGTGAAGAATATAAATTTTAATTTTATTTTATATTGTTTTATTATTATACTAAATAAGTAATAATTGATTTATTATCAGCTGCGCTACTAAACCAATTAGGTGATGGTTGAACTTTATATACTGAATATCCATATGGATAATCTCCAGGGGAATGTTGAAAAATTTGTACTAGATTTGAATCATCATGTGTTGTTATGTTAACATATGTTAATCCAAAAACATATGATCCTGTTGGTGATGCAGAACCAGTTAAATAATAATTATCAAATGTGAAAGTTTGTAAACTTCCTGTTGGATTGGTTGCGATATTTAATAAAGAGGATGCTGCTATTGTGTTTGAAGACGTTGCTAATAAATTATTAGGTAATCCATCAAGTTGATCATATAAATTTAATTGAAGATCAAATACAGGAGAATTTACTCTTCCTAATTGTAAAGATATATTTTGTAATATTCCATTTTCAAACATTGAAAATGTTTGACCATAATCAATAGAACCACTATCACCACCAAAAGAAAAAAATGAATATGAAAAAGCATTACTACTACCAGTAACAATACTAATAGATTGTGAGGGCATGGATACTGTGTTTACAGTCCATCCTTTATCTATTAAAGATAGAGCACTAATATATCCTTCTGGTGATGGAGCAGAATTTGTTCCATTTAATAATACTGAACCACCCGTTCTTCCAGCATTATCTAAATCATATAATATATTATCAACTGATGTTTGATCTAATAAATTATCATAAGCCCAAAAATATTGTATTGTTGGAGATACACCTGAAGATGTATAACTTGTTAAATAATTTTCATGTACATAAAATTGATTCAGAGCTATATTATTAGATAAATTAGGTATAGATCCTGATAATTTATTTGTAGCAACATTAACAAAATTTAAAGAAGTATTATTAGTTAATGAGGGTATAGATCCTGTTAAATTATTACCACCACAACTAAAATATTGTAAATTAGTATTATTATTTAAACTAGGTATAGATCCTGATATTTTACAAGAAGCTGCTGAGAATAAAATTAAGTTAGTATTATTATCTAGATTAGGTAAAGGACCAGTTATGCTAGTATCTGAACATATAAAATTAACTATACTAGTTGGTAAGGTTGGAATTGAACCAGTTATACCTAAATTAATATTGCAAAAAAAGTTAGTTAAATTAGTATTGTTAGATAAATTAGGTATAGATCCTGATATTATGTTATTACTTACATTAAAATATTGTAAATTAGTATTGTTAGATAAATTAGGTATACTACCTGTTAGTCTATTAGAAGAAACATCAAAATATTGTAAATTAATATTATTAATTAAATCAGGGATACTTCCTGACAATTTATTATTTCCAACATCATAATATCTTAAAGCTGTATTACTACTTAAAGAAGGTATACTACCTGATATATACAAATTATTGCTAGCAATAAATTGTTCTAATTCAGTATTAGTTGATATATCTATTAAATATCCTTCTGGGTTAGATTGAGGAGCATATGTAAAATTTAATAAGTTTGGATTAGCACTTATATTAGGATAAGAAATACGCTCAGTTCCCTCTGTTGTTAAATTTAATAAGTTAGTTAGTCCAAAAGAATAAAAACCAGTGGTTTTATAATTAAATTGAGAAGATATATCAATACTAGTTACATTAGCTAAATCATTACCTAATAAATAAACCTGATTAGATCCACTATATGATACATCACTTATTGGGAGTCCTGAGTATATTGCCCAATTATCAACAGTAAATGATCCAGTTCCTGGTAATACTGCGGATGATGAATAGGTTAATAATATTCCTGGATATGAATTTATACTTGCTGTAATTTCATAATTAGAAATATTGGATGATGTAAAACTAGAAGTTAAATATGTTCCATAAGATGATGATGAAAATATAATTAATTTTGATACTACATCTGTTAAGGTTAAATTTAAATTTGAAAGAATACCCCCACTTCCTGATAATATCAATGACATATTACTATACCACGGTATAGAAAATGATCCTTGATTATAAGTAGTATCTGTGTTGACTAATAATGATGATGCAGTTACAGCTGTACCCCCTGTAAAATATGTAGTTGTACTTCCTGAAGTTAAATAAAGATTATTTGCTAATGGAGCAGGAGTAGAAGGAATAGATTTAAAAAATAAACCAGCTGCAGGAGATCCTGATGTGGATGATGTTATATATTGTAGAGCCGAAGCATAATTTATATTAGAAGCACTAGTATTAAATGAAGCTGTTATATTTCCTAGGGTAGCAGCAAAGCTTGATCCTGTAGATACAAATATTGTTGTTGAAGTATTAGATGGTTTTGTGCTACCTGTTATAGCAATAATAATACCATTTACTATAAATGAACCTGTTGGAGAGGTAAATGGGATTAAACTAGCACTACTAAAAGTAACTGATGATGTTGTTGCTAAAGTAAGTGTATTTGTTTTAACAGAATCATTATATAATTTAAAAGAATTTAATGATGATGTCGTTATTGTATTTGGTGCAAGATACCACACTATACGAGATGAACCAGTGAAAGGTGATGTTGGTGGTTCTGGGGTTGATCCCGTAGGACCAGTATATGTGTATGCTGGGTAGTATGATAAATTTGTTGTAAATAGAGGAAATGTTGTTACTACTGTACTTCCACTAAAAGCTATTATTTGATATAAACTTCCACATGTTATTAAACTACTAATATCTGTCCATGAGCTATATTCTCCTAATTCAGTTATTAATTCTAAACTAGAAGATGCTTGAGTATAGTATAAATTTTGAGCCATATTTATTTTATTATTATCCGTTTGATGTTGATGAGTTTATATTAGATACAGATAATGCTTTACTTATATTACCTATTTGATCTTTTACATCTGTTTTAAGATCTTGTGGGATTAATATTGCTTGTGATACATCTCCTGGTGTCTTTTTATAATTAACTATTACTGATGTTTCATTTGGTTTAGGTCTTAAAAAAGCAAAATTTTGATCGGCAGGAACTGCTAATGATCCAAAAATACTACCCGATGCATTAATATCTGGTGGGGTAAGTGTTAATATAGTTGTTTGGATTTTATCAGTTGGTAAGTATTCAAAAGTTATAACACTTCCAGACCAAGGATTAGCAGATAAAGATGAACCTTGAGCACTTATAGTTGATGATGCTGAGATAGGAATAAGATAATATTCATTAAATGTTTGATATGAGCCAGTAAGTTTATAAACTTTTGAATTATTAGTAGTATTTGATCCACTTATAGTAAAAAATTGTCCATCTTCTAAGTTTTTTAAAAATGCCGTTGATTCATTTGTAAGAGGCATTTTAATTACTTTATTAGTATAACTAAAAGGATTTCCAGATGCTAATCCTGATCCTTGATATAAAGAAGAGGATATGGTTATTTTATTATACACTGAATCAAAGGATTGTTCAGATGCTAGTACTGTTTGATAAAAGGATTCTGGTGAATTAAATGATCCTATCCTTAATAAGTCTCCAGGAAGAATTTGACTTGGATCTGATATTTCTGAATAATTCTTATATGTTGAAGAATATCCATCAGCTGGTGTAAAAATAGATTCGGTTGTAAATAGATATTGAAATCCAGGGTCAAAAGTTAATGTATTGTTATTATATATACTACCTGTAGTAATATGAGTAAATATTTTACTACTAGTATAAGGTGCAGAATAATCAAAATTTACTTTTATTTGATTAATATCAAATATTTCAAAAGAAGCATCAGGTACATTAGCAATAGCAGGTCCAATATCAATTGTGTTAGCGGCATCTGCTGCTAGATTAGTATTAGGATCAATTGGAGGTTTTCCTATTCTCATTTTCCATCTAAATGTATTAGTAGAATCAAGACCATTTAAAGGTGATGTTGATTGAGCCCATCTAATAGCTCCTGATATATCCATAAAATAGAATTTAAACCTAATATATGTGTTTGGTCGAGTTGTTTTGTATAATACTCCATTATCCCCATTTAAAGTAGGATCATTATCATCACATATTTTTAATAAATAGCAAGCTTTACTTGTTATTCCCGTATTTCTAGGTGCACCTGAAGTTGGTGGTGTAGCATCTGCGTCAATTCCTGGGTGCCAACAATTAGTTTTCTTATCAACAGCTATCTGATTGACTTCAATATACTTAGTAGGATCAGCATTTCTAAATTGTCCTGATGATGCTTCATATATAGTATCTGTTATTCTTGTAGATGCTACATATTTCCAATCACCATCAGCAGCAGTATCACTAGTAGCAGATTCTACAATTCCAAAGAATTTAAAATTAGCTCCGTATTCATATGGTTGAGAAATATCTGGACCATTGGTGGTTTGATTAACACTGACTCTATTGCCATATTTCCATTCAATAAAGAAAGGGATTGTTCCTTTAATTCTATATTGTCCTACTCTTGGAATTTTATAAATATTTGTACCAGTAAATGAACTACCATTATCTGTATTATATCCCCCATCTGCTGTACTTGAGAAATTTAATAAATCAAAAGCATATACCTTTCTTCTATCTTTAGTATAAAATAAAGAACTAAGAACTTGAAGATACCCCGAATCAACAACAGAAGCAAGATCCCACTTCCAAGGAGCAGTTTCAAGTTGATTGGTATAACCTCCTTTAGGCATTCTACAACTTAAATGAGGATAATCTAATCCACCATTAATATCATATTTCCACTCACTAACACTACTTCCTGTAGTGAAATATTCATTAACTGCCATTGGTGTATCTGGAAGATTAGGGATTTGGGTGTTTGCAATTACTAGGGATGTGTAATTATTGTATGAACCTTTAAACCATACATATCTACCAGTACCATAAGTTATGGAATTTGCAGTATTAATACTTACATTACTGGTATTAGGAGGTTCTTGCCACGGATTTGCAGTTGGGGCTGGGCCTGTTGAATCTGGGTTAAATGCAGTTCCCTGTCCAAGATATCCAGTTCGACCATAGTTAATAAAATTAATATATGTATAACATTCAAGATCAAATGACTTATATCCTACATAAGAATTCACTAATTTATATTCTGTTGTATATCGAAAATCCATAATTTCTCCATTCTCTCTAAAGAAAAGAGGATCAAAAGAAACTCCACCTCTATATATCAATTTAGTTCCATCTAAATTTCTCTGAAATGATGGTTTTGTTACATTATCTAAAGATATATCTACTGAGTCTCCTGACTTAAATGTATTTTGTACTTCAAATAAATTATAATTATAACGTGATAATTCTGTTAAATTACTATTTTTATCAACTAAATATTTTAATTGTATTTGTGTTTTATCATAAAAATTTAAACTTTGGCTTGGTATTGTTTTTACCCATCCTATTTTAACTGTATTGCGATCAATAGCAGCGGTTTTACCAAATGAATTATCTCCACTATATGTCATTTTCATTTCTGATAGGCCATCAAATCTAACTACGGGGGATACGGTAGGGGTGATGTTTTGGCTTATAGAATTAAAAGAAATATAAAATGAGGCATTAGGATTTCCTGGGTTAGAGGTAAAATAATCTGTTGCTTTTACTGTAGTTCCATTATTACTTCCTATACTGTCTCCTGAAATATATGTAATTGTAAGAGGAGTTTTATTTTTTATTGCCGATGCAAAAGAAGCGGATAGGATAAGTCCATTTCCATTTGTTGGAATAATGCCTACCCATGGTGCTAAAATTCCATTTATATTTGTTAGTGTATACCAAAGATCTGTACTTGTATTAATTGGGGCTGGTACTAAGGAATTAATTGATCCTGTATATGTATTATATTTTAAACTAGATACTGTAGATCCTTCATAACGAGAAGTATTATATGATCGTAATGTTAAATATGAATCTTGTAATTCAACACTACTTATTAAACTACCTGTAGTTCCCCAAATATATTCTATTTTTTTTCTTTTAGTAGATACAATACTTTTAGATACATTATTTAATAATACATTCCAATCAGAATGAGCAAATGAATTAGCATCTATACTTTGAGAAGGATATTGACTATTCCAAACATTCCAATTTCCTAAATATGGATTATAATTATCTGTAAAATATTGATATATATTTACTTTACTACCACTTAATTCACCATCATACCATCCCATAGTATTATTGGATGAAGATAATGCATTATAAAAATTACCATAAGTAGATGATATAGTTGAAGCAGAATACTCTGCATCATATACACTTTGTGTAGTTGAGTTAGATGGGTTAGCATATACCGCTTTATTACGCTCTAATACAGGTGAATTAAATGTTACACCCGTTGATAAACTTGTACGCTCAGGAGTAAAATCCTCAAGCATCTTAAATAAGGCATTATCAAAATATTGTATTAAACGAATAAATCCATTATAATCCATTAAAGATCCAGTAAATGGTCTAAATCCACTTACACCTGTTTCAAAATATAATTTACGTTGAGTATCTAAATCTGGGTATGATGAACTGTATTGTTGTCTAGGATCACCAATATAATCATCTAAACTCCATGTTGGATTATTGGAAGCTATAGCTCCTGAGATATAAGTATCAATTTGATTTTGTGGTGAAAATGAAATATCTACATAATTCATATCATCATCTCTAAATGAAGAAGATGATGTTGGGAATGATTGTAAACTTAATAATGGCGATAATATACTACCTGATGGTCCTGGTACGATAGTATTAGATACAATTCTTACTTTATCATTATTATATCCTTTTATCAAATTTGATTTAAGTGAACCACCAAATTCATTTACACTTAATATACTACCTGTGGAATTACTACCTGTTGGAGTATAAAAAGATTCACTAATTGATCCACTAATTACAGTATAATATGTTTGGTTTGGAATACCAAATGTTGTCATTAAATAGTCTAAACCAGCAACTGTACCTTTTGTTTTTAATAATAGAGGTAAATTATGATAAATACGTTTATATAATTCAGATACTAAATCTTTACGTGGTATATTATTTAAAAAACTACCTGTAATTGTAAAGTCATTACCTGAAGTAGGGGTGAATGGGAATATTGAGCTTCCTGTATTAGATCCTATTAAATATTGAGCTACACTTTCTCCTGCTTGAGTATTATATAAATGAAGTCCTAATGATTTTAAGCGCTCATATACTAAATCTCTAGATATACCATAATCTAAATTATTATTAGCTAAATTAACGTCAGTTACTGCTTTAAGATAAATCCATATATTATCAAAATACTGACCAACCATATTTAAAAATAATAAAAATGGATAATTATCTGTATTATTTTTAACATAGGAAGGAATTGAGTATTCTAGATTATCATAATTATTTAGATCATAAGTTTGAGAGGATCCTGTTAAAGTATTATACCATGTTTTAGTAATAGCTGATCCTGTTGATAATAAGCTAAATGGTTTGGTTGATGAAGTTTTTGGCCAAGTATATGAACTTGATTCAAAATATAGATATGATTCATATCCATCAAACTGAGATATAATAGTTTCTATACTAGATGAATATCTATTTATTTCAAATTGCAGACTAGCTGTTGTAGCAACATAAGGAGTATATTTATTTATTAAATTTCTATAATCTTCAATTTGTTTAGCTTTGGTATAAAAGTTAGTTACACGTTGATAAGCTGATCCAAAAAATATAAAATTATTAAAATCTGTATAGTCTACATTTATATCTATACTTTGTGTAGCTAATAAATTTAGTATTTGTCTATATGATGAACTTTGTAATGATTGTAATCCTGTTATTAAATTAGAATAAGTATTATATGTTGATGATACAGTACTTTGATTTGGTATAGTAACATCAAAATTAGGTCCTCTTAAATTACCAGCAGGTAAAGGAATAATAAATTTATCTAAATTAATATCAAAAACATAAGGATTAACTATTTCTTCTACTACCCATAGTGTCATTTTTTCTTTTACACTTAGTGGAAGAGGTTCATACAACTTAAATAATACTTCATACCCAGTAGAAGCTTTATTTAAAGCAATATTAACAGCAACATATTGTTCATTATTACCAAAATTTAATAAATAATCTATGTAATAAGTTGAATTAGTACTTTGATCTATTAAATCTAAAGTAAGATTTTCAATTTCATCATCAGATAATGTAAGAGAAGCTAATCGTATCTCAGTTCTATCTTGTGATATTTCTTTAATAAATAATGCTTCATTACTATAATCAGATATTTTATTCTGGAAGAAATTGTATTGAACTTTAAATTCACCAGAAGAATATCCTTGATTTTGTAAATCCTGAACTGGGTCTATTTCTATTATTGGGTATAATGAACTTGTTGTTGGGGATAAAGTTGAAGTAACGCCTACATTTTCTGTTTGAATATTACCCGTAGTATTAGGAGTAGTAGTTGTTCCTGGTATTAAACCAGTTGATGATGGTATTTTATAACTAAGATAATTAAAATTTATATTTAATAAGTTTCCTCCAGCATCATATATAAAATATTCAATATAGTCATTTTTACCACCAAAATTTTTTTGTAATTTACTAGACTGGATTAGTTTTATATCCTCTTCAGAGTAACGTGAAACTGTTGTTGTACTTAATATATTTCCAACTATTTTTATATTATTTGCCATTATTTATTAACTGTTTTACTTATTTCATCAAGAGCGGTTTGAGTATCTAAAACTTGTTGTCTTAGATTAGTAATTTCTTCTAATAATGCCTGAATATCATCTTGATTAATTTTTACACCCAAATATTCTGCTTCTTTTTCTAAAATATATCTATGTGAATTTGTATCTCCTTCTTTAGGTATTTGATAAAATAATTGCTCATATAATTGAAAAAAATCTTCTATAGTAAATACTGGTGTTTCTGGTGATACATTATTAAATAATTGACGAAATTCTGTATCAATTACTTTTCCATAAGTTAATTTATCAAATACTTGTTTTTCTATATTAATTAATTCAGACATATTATCTTATAACTTTAAAGAAATAATTATCATCTAATACTAATGTTGTACTAGAAATTGTTGTTTTAACTAGTATTTTATAATAACGTTCTGGTTCTAAACCATTCATATATACATCAAAATACATACCTGTTGGATCACAACTTATTTTTGTGAATGCCATATCGTAATCTACGACAATTTCTTCAGTATCCAAATCTTTTATTTGATAATATGAAGCTGTTGGTAGAGCTTTATTTGATAAATAAACGGAAGTTGCAGTAAATGCTCTAGTAGGAAATTTATCTCTTACATTTACTCTAAAACGTTGTATAGAATCTTGTTGGTATTCACTTTGATTATTAGCTAATGTAGCTACAATACTTGGTGATGTAGCTACAGATAATGAACCCGTATTATATGACCAATCATTCCATTTTATTTCTAAACATGGAGGATATATAGTGTGAGATTCTGCTGAGAAATATTTAGTTTCAAATTTAGAAGCAGATGTGAATTCTAATGAGCTGCTGTGTTTTAAAATAAAACCATAATTAGAAAATATACTACCTGACCAGGCAACTACTGTATTAGTAACATTTAAATCAATATCTAAAGAATCAACATGATTAAAAGATTGAGTTGATTGATATAAAGATCCGGTCCACCATAGTCCCCCTCCAACATTGCTACCAGTATAAGATCCTGTAGTGCCTACTGGGAAGGTAGTAAACCAAACACTTCCACTTAGTTGGTCTTTAAATTGCCAACCAGCTCCGTCTGTTGTTATAGGGGAATTTGAAAATCTTCCTGATCCAATATTCCAATCCGCTGCTAAAGGATGACAAAATATTGTATAATCTAACGGAATCTGGGAGGCATTAGCTAACGATAAACGTAGCGAAGCACTATATGAGGCTCCACTTACTTTATTATTAATAACATCAAGTATTTCAGCTTGAGGGAATTTAATAATAGGACGAGCTACTTCATACGTACCTCCAATTGATTCAAAAGTACTAAGTTCTAATATTTCATCTAATCCAGAATTAAGTGTTGGATAGTATGAATAAAGAGTAGCGGATTTTTCCGGAAATATTTTATAAATTGCCATAATTACATGATTACTACATATAAATATGACAAACTATAACTTTTTAAATTGTAAATGGTACTACTCTACCTTGTATATCAATATCAGGATATCTAACTTCAAATATACTTGGATCTAATGAAGGATATATATTACCTTGTCTAGTTGCACCAGAAATATCATATCCATATTGAGAATATGTAGTTCCAGTACTATCAAATTTATTTATTATTTCTATTTTAGTTGATGATTGTACTCCTTTTATTTGAAGTAAAGTAGATGCTATATCAGATATAACAATTGGTTGATTAATGCTCCAGTTAGATATATTAAAGAAATCTTTTAATGCTAATATACAATTAGTTACAACATCATTATTATTATATCCACTTTGTACTATTATATCAAAATTAATACCTATATTAATATAAAATGCATCTTTAATATTGATAGCATCAGTAACCATTCTATATTGGTTAAGATAAGTAGCTAAATTTTGTTTTAATGTTGTTGTTGCTGTAGTTAAATTTTTATTAGTATTATAAGCTAATATATACATGTCTAATGATAATGGATTACGACCTTCAGTAGTTGCTACTGTTGGAGTTGGTATCCTTTCTTGAGCGGCATCTTGTGTTACATATACTTTAGCTATACTACCATAATCAGAAGGTAATGATAAAGCACGTACCATATAATCTTCTCTAGTTACAGCACGTAATTGAGATTGATAAGCGTATAATGCATTATTACGTATTTCTTCAATTTCATCTCCATTTCTACCACCAGAAGCAGCAGATGGATTATTTGAAATTATACTATTTAATACAAAAGCAGTGATTGTTGGATTTGCAGGACTTCCAGGAAATGTAATATTTGTTTTATCAATTATTGTTATATCATTGGAAGGAACATTTGATTTAATTCCACCTCCAACAATATATCTAAATGTAATATCAGTACTTGGAGCTAAACCATATTCTTGAGTATAAAATAAATTTGCTTTATTATAATTTTTTACTAAACTAGATATACCTGGTACTAATCCTAATTGAATATTATCAGGGTTTGGTAAAAGAGTTGTGTCAGATGAATTAGACATTCCTGCTCCAAATTCTATTTGTAATGTACTATCCGACAGGAATCTAGATACATAACGACGAGGTACTCTTTGGTAATTTACTAAATAAGGTACTCCGTCTGATGAATAACTAGGATTAGTTTTTCTATTTAAAATAGATGATTGAGCTAAATAAGGTACTTCATACCACTTATTACCTTGAGTATCAGTTGCATCTAGTATTTGTAATATATTAGTATCTGTAATCGTTGTAGTTGCAAATTTTTGTGGGCTAGAGAAAGATATTGTTGTTGTTTTTATTTCAGCAGATATAGCTTTAACAGATTTTTTAAGAAGAAAATAATCACTATTATTAGTATCTAATGTTATTTCTGTATTATTAGTATCAGTAAAATCTAATGTTTCTATTGTTATAAATTTAGTACCTGTACTAGTTGATGTTAATGATGTATTTTCGGGAACTACTATAGCATAAGTGTAATCAGGAATAGATTGACCTAAACTATTAATTGAAGGGATTAATTGATATATTTCAATTACAACATTAGATGAATATGATATTTTAGGATAATAACCAAACATATATGATAAGGCATATAAATTTGGTTTTTCTTTAGCATATAATAAAAAATTTTCTTGTACTTGAGTATCTAAATAAAATGAAGAAACATCACCTATATATGATGCTAAATCAATAAATAATGCTCCTGGGTTTGCATCAGAAAAATCATTATATGAATTAGGAAAATAGGTTTTAGCGTAATTTATAAGATTAGTTTTAAAATCACTAAAAGTTCTATTTAAATATGATACGTTATTATTATTATCTGTTACCATTATTATATGAATTGTACTGTAATTTCATCAGAATTTCCTGATAATTTTAATTTATATTTTATTGTTATTGAAACTGAATTATTATCTTCATTTGGAAGTATTTGAACTTCTATTATTTGAACTTCAGGAATAAAATATTCTACATTAACATTTATTAACTCTTGTATATAAGAATAAGTATCTTCTACTTCCATTTCAAATAATGCTTTTGAAAGATCAGCACCAAATTCAGGATTCATTACTCTTTCACCTTTATTGGTAAGTAATAAATTAACTAAATTAGATTTAATTTGATCTGCTGTACTATATGTATTATTAAATGGGCCTGCTGGTCCACTGAAAGGTAAAGATACTCCAATTACAATATTTCCTTGCAAATCTAATGGATTAACCTGTATTGTTTGTGGTATAGGCATATTAATCTAATTGTCTTAATCCTGATCTATCCATTGGTGACATATTAGCCGCTGCGTCATTAATAAAGGCTAGATATGGGTTTACTTTTTCACCAGTTGATTCGTCAACAGCATCTATAACTTTTAAATCGTTACGTTGTGGCTGTTGAAAACCAAACTCAGCTCCCATTTTAGCCATTAATGAGCTACGTACATCTCCAGATAATGGAGCTACATCCGCACTAGTAAAATTCATTGTTTTACCTTCACGTAATGTTTGTTTGTTTTGTTTAGCTAATGTTTCATTAATGATATCAGGTAATTCTTCATGGAGTGCCTCAATTACTGCTTCTCTAATAAGTTTTTTAAATAATTTTACATTCATACGAATAAATATTTAAGCTATTAATTTTTGTTGATCTATTACTAATTTTAATTGTTCTATTAAATCATTAGGATCTAATGTAAATGATAATTCACTTTTTAGTACCTCCACATCGCTAGTATCAATAGCCACAGCATAATGACGTTTATTTCCTGCTATTACTACAGCATTAGGTCCTTTTTCTTCTCTAATTGCAAATTTAAATCCTTTATATCTACTATTAACAGAACCAAAATCAACAGTATTTATTAAAGAAGGTGTATTTCCTATACCACTAGTAGCTGCTGTTTCTATTTGTCCATTTATATTTAATAATTGTGATTTATAGTCTTCCAATATAGATATTACTTTATCTAAAATAGATAATAATATAGGTATAAGTGCACTTAATGATAAAAGTATTCTATTTGCTTTATCTAATATTTTAACAAATCTAATAATTAAACTAGTTGGAATACCTACACCAGGAGGGACAGAAGTTGGAATTGGAATAGCTGATATAATTGCTACTATAATGCTAAATATAGAAATATATGTTGATATTCTATTTATATCATTTTGAATTTTTATAATTTTTTCTTCATTACTTTGAATTATTCTAATAGCATTATCTCTAGATAATTTAGCATTATTTAATTTAGCTGAATTCCCAGATTCATTAGCTTCTATAATTAAAGCATTAGTACTATTTACCAATTCTCCAACATAAGTACTTTGAGCTATAACTTCTGCTATTTTATTTGTTAAAAGAAGGGTTATAATAGGTACTAAAGTTTTTTTAGCATTTTTTAATACAGCTTTTGCTTTATTTTTTAATGCTTTTCTTTTTTCTGCTTTGGTTCTAGCTTTACGTGCCTCTCTTTTTGCTTTTCTTTTTGCTTTTTCTTCTTTTTGTTTTTTAAAAGGATCTTTATAATAATCATCTAAATCTTTTTGATTTTTATCTTTTCTATCTTGAAGATTTTTCTTTGCCTCATTATAGTTTTTATTTTCATTATCAACTGCTTTTTGATATTCTTCATCATCTAATTCAGGTGGAATGTCTACTGTTTGGCCATTTTGAATTTGTTTTTTTGGAGTATGTTTATATTCTAATTTTTGAAGAGTAATTTGATGATTTATATCTAATTCTATTCCTTCTCTAATTAACTCAGCTTCTGTTATTAATAATCTAGCTAAAGTAGATTCAGTTATTGCTTTAGTTATTTGTTGTGTAGCTATATTTTTTGTTTGATCTCCAAATGTTTTAGGATCTTTTATTGATTTTAAAGTACTTAAAGTAGAAGGATTAAGTAAAGAAGCTATATTAGAGGGTGAGTTTGCTTCTTGTTCTTGAGGTGTTTTTGTTTTTGATACAACAGTTACTGTTGGGAGTGTAGTAAGATTTTCTTGTGTAATGGGTGTTTTTGTTGTATTATTTGATTGTGATGTTGCCATTATATTGTATAAACTTTTTCTGAAGTAATAGTATCTAATTTATCAATTAAATTTCCAACATCTGCTAATAACTGTTCACCTGCCGCATTACAATCTGTAACACATATTGCTCCTTCTGTTGTAGGAACTGTTGCTGATGATAAATAACTTGCTAGTGAGGTTAATGAGTTGAGTAAATCTAATAAAAAGTCATGTGTTTTTCCACCTAATAATACAGGTTCAGTTGGGTAAGTTCCATCTGATTTAGTACCTAAAGCAATAGAAGGTGAATTTATATGAGCTACTCTACCAGCATTTATATTAATGATATTATCTGTATTTAATTCAATATTACCTTTAGCAAATAATAAAACTTCATCTTTTTTAGCGTTAAGAGTAATTCTATCACTATTAAGTATTAATTGAGGTGAAATATAATCACTAGGTTTTATTGTATTAACTCTAGGATTAACTATACTTGTACCTGGTAATAATGGGAGTTTTTGAGAGGTTGTCATATAAATAGAAGATTTCTCTTTATTTACTTCTTCAATATTGGGGGCTAATGAATTAGTATCTGATGTTACGTATCCATTAACTATTATAGTAATAGGATCACCATCATCACCAATATTACTCCATTCATTTTGATCGGAGTGAGTTTTAACTGTACTACCAAATCTTATACCATTTCCTTTTCTACCTTGATATATTGTATCTCCTTCAAAACTAAGAAGATTTCTAATGTCATTTCCTTCAACAAATGTTTTTCCTAAACTATCTCCTGCTGGGGCATTTTGTTGAATATTATTCCATACATTTACAGTTCCTGTGTAATATTTTTGAGTACCTGTCGTATTTGCAACTTGAGAAACAGGAGTTGGAGCATCTATTAAATGTACTAATTCCCCTATTAAAGGATATTTTTGAAGACTAGCATGTTGAGGTTTAGCTATTTTACATTTACTTAAATCTACTACATCTAAATATTTAGAATTTTCGTAGTCTAAATAAAATACAGTTCCTATACCTTTAAACCCACCATTAGCTTCAAATAATGCTTTATTAGGAGTATTTTTAGTAGTAATAACACCAAATACTTTTCCTATTTGAGGTTTATTAGCAGGGACAGAAATACGTTTTCCTTGAGATGCTTTAAAACCACCTAAATTTTCTCTAATTTTCATTTACTTTCAATTTGGTGTTGTATAGTTTCTGTTTGATCTAATAACTTTTGTCCCTCAACCTGTACAGCACGTTGCTCCTCTAATAATTGTTGTATTTCTGATGGATCAAAAAATGCTTCTACATTATTAGATGCACTAGCAGTTGATGCACGTTGTGCAATACCTGCCATTTTAATTAATTGTTCGTTATTTTTTACGTTAACATCAATTAAATCTTTAACAGTAGGCATAAGCATTACTGCAGAACCAGCGTTAGATGATGCAAGTGGTTTAAGTGCATCAATTAATTCATTAATTTGTTTGTCAGTATCCTTATTATTTCTATGGATTTGTTTAAATATATCGGATAATGACGTGTTACCAAATAGGGTAACGTCATCAAAATTAGCCATAGCTTACGTTTATCAATAAATATAATATACTTAGATTTTTATATACCCGTGTTTATAATATTCATTATACAATCTGGTACGTAATGTATCTAGTTTTTTAGTTACTTTAGTGATGTGGGGAGTAGATGTATCCGTTATCTCACGAATATAAATGTATAACGCTTTCTTATTAAATATTTCTAATGTTTCACGTTTACGAAATAATTCAAGAATAGCGTCTGCTGTTTTATTATCCTGGGATTTAGGAAATAATTGATGGAGATATTTATCTACATATCTAATATACTGATCAATAAATGTATTTGGATCTTCTTGATCTTCAACCTCTTTATTGCTATCAGATAAAAATCCTTGATCTTCATCTAATTCATCTATATCCGCACGCTCCTGTAATTTCTTATAGTTATTATTATTATAAACAATAAGATAGCGTTTAGCTATTGTACCGAAATAACTAAATGCTTTACCTTTATCCTGATTATATAAGTGGAGTTTCTCGAGTAAAAATGTTACTACCTCATGTTTAAGTTCCTCAATTGTATCTGAGTCAGTATAATAGAATTTAAATGTATGAATAATATTTTCAGATAACTTATAAAAAGCATATTCAATACGATCCCTATAGATCTTATCTCTAAAAGGTTGATCATCAGAAGCTAAGTATTCAATAATAGCTTCTTCAGTATCAGTAGTAAAATAAATGCGAGGTTCTTTAGGTTTGCGTTTACGAGGTTGTCCGCGTTTATTTAACGCAATTGTTTTTTCACTATCTAAAAATATATCTAGATTGTCGTTTTCGTAGTAAGTTGACATAATAATTCTTGTTTATAACCTATAATGTATGAACAAAAAATATCGGAACCAAACTAGTTTTTACGAGTATTAAATTGATTTAGAATATTTTGTATTTCCTTTAAACTTCTAAAGAAAGTACCTACTTCATCGTCGGCTTCAAAAGCACCACGATTATCTAATTCTTGAATAGTATTAGCCGAATCTTCAATAATGATACTAATAGCATCGATATATTGTTGTTGTTCGACTAACGCTTTTTCAAGTTTATTATTTTTTCTAATTATTAAATAACCGGCAATACCAATTACTTCAATTACATGAACTAATATAACCCATAAAACTATTTGCATAAATTATTATTGTGGTCTAAATTGTTGATCAAAATCATCTGCTTCAACAGAAACTATCGATCTAGCGTTTTCAATTGCTTCTTTTAACATTTCAATAGATTCAAGAACTTGATCTTGAGTTCCACCTCTATTTGCTTGAACATGAAGACGATTAGCGATAGCATCTATTTGTCCTAATTTCTCTAATACATTGTTTTTGTATCTCATAATATATGTTTATATATAAATATACGTTTCTTCCCGTTCCCTCATTCTCATTTCCCATTCAATCAAACATTTAATCAAATAGTATTTTGAAGCTACGAAAAAGAATCTTGAATTCCAAAGAAAAAAGGGCAACTCTTATAGAGTCACCCAATTTATATTTTAATCGAAATGGATTATTATTGTCCTTTACTAAAGATATTAATTAATTCTGCTTCTTCATCACCTACTTCACTCATAGCTGTAGCACCACCTTTAGCTTTTTTCATAGCACTTCTTACTTTAGAAACAAGGGTACCAATAGCACCTGTAAGAGCAAGACTACCAACAGTAGCTATACCTACTAAATTACCACCGATTTGTGCAGCAGTTTCTCCTAAATTTTTAGCAATTGCTGGATAATTTTCTAATACCCATGCTCCTAGATCAATAAGAGTTTCTTGCCCTCCCATATATTCTTTCATAGGTTTTTTCATAGGTTTTTTACTTTTTTCTTTCTTCATTGTTGCCAATTCTTCGCGAATAATTTCTGCTAATTGACCTTTAGTTAATTTTACCATTTCTTTAAGTTGATTTATTTTTGGACTTTGTTTTAAAATTGTTTTTACTATATTGTCTGTAACATCATCATTTGTAGTAAATTCAAAATACCCTTTAAGTTTATTGTCTATTATTTCGTAGCTATCTACTCCTATTCCTTGCTTATCTAAGCGATTTATAAAAGCAGCTTTATCTTCAAGTTTTATTTTGTAATTACTCATGATTAATAATAAATATAATAAAAATTAAAAACCAATACTATTTATTCAACCACTTTTCTTCTACATATATACGATCATTATAATTATCTTTAATTGATTCAATTACAAAAGCATTAAGAACAGCTAACCCAATAAATGTAATAAAACTAAAACTATGAGTATAAAGAATACAAAATACTTGAGCAAGAACAGTAATAATATAACTTCCTACAATTAATAAATTTCTTTTTGTTTTTAAATTTAAACTTTTCATGGCTTTTGATTTATTTGGTTTATTTAATCATTTCTTACACCGTGAATATACGAGCAGGGTTTTGCCCTCCACATAAATAAATATGTGAGGACATTAACAATTAATTGCCGCTGCCGTATCGCATCGCACTAGAATACTTATATCCCAATTCCTCAATCACCTTTTGCGCAGTATGCGAATCAACAGCAAACATTTCACGATGTTTATTAACGCGATGTGTAGCGAAATATTCATGTACTTCCGCCTCCAATAAATCAGAGCGAAAACATTTAAATTCAAATACCGGTACCCACGGTACAGCAACACCCGTAGCACGTGATATTTCATGAGCACGTTGCGTAGGTGTATTAGTAGTCATACCAATCTTAACCATACTAGGTACGCTTGAATTAACTAATACGTACACGTATTCAGATGCTCTAACAGCGCCAGTAGAATCTAAAACAGCGCTGGCTAAGTAATATACGCTATCCCATCCGTCTCCCTCGTCTATGCGAGTAAATGCATCAGCTTTGTGAGAGTGTTTATGGGATAATTTGATGTAGTAATGTGATTCTTCGGGTGTAACGTATTTTAGCATATACTATGGTTTATCGTTATTATGTAGTGAGGAAGATGGCTGGGTATTAGGGCTAATGGTCGCACCCGTACGTACAGCTTCATCCCATTGCTCCAGCGTCATACCGTATTCACGTGCTTTTTCCTCACGTAAACGTATAGCATACGCGTCAAACGCTTCTTTAGTTAGAAATAGATCAATTGGTTTCATTTGGGGAATATTTTTTAATAAATTGTTTGTCGGATTGATAATGCCACGCCCAATACATACACGTACGTATACGTGAACGTTTTTTTGGTTTACGCCATACCATTACTATGCGATGTGCGTTAGGTTGATTTTCTATTGGTTCGAAGTAATAGCGTTTGTGTCGTTTCATATATTACTTTTGTTTATCGCGTTTTTCTAATATAACACCATATATAATGGCTGATATCATTACTATTGATATTGGTATCATTTCTTTACTTTTGTTTTGTAGATGAATCCAAAGTTTAGTAGATAGCAAAATAATGTATATCTGTAACCCATTTTATCGTTACCTATTTTCATTAGATTTATCTCTATTAGATTAAATCCTGGTTTATTCCATCTGTTTTGAAATTGTATGTTCATATATTTTCTATTTCTGATTTTATAGCGTTAAAGTGATCGTCCGGGGTACCATCTGTACCAATTTCGGCGGTACAATGTAATTTAAATTCGTCACGTGCAAATTCAACGGCTGCTAATGCGTATTCCTTAGCTTGGTCTTTTCTTACTCCCATAGTCATATACGTTAGAATTAATAATGCTGCTTTTTCTTTTAGTGTTGTCATGTGGTGAATGTATATACTTTGTTTTGACCAAAAAAGTTGTTTAAGAGGAGATTTTGGAGTTTTATAATTTATACGCAAAATGGTTAAGTCGGAAAACGGAATTGCGTTTTGGAGCCAAGTATATTAGTATATACTGTCGATGGGTAGAGATCGTTGTTGCGTTGAGAATACATGTAGCTTTTTTGTGCCCAACAACGGCCCGTCGATGGACCGCAATTAGCGTGGGAGCAGTCCGCGGACGATCCGCGCGCGGTCCGCTATCAAACGCTATCGCCCCGATATCATCTAGAAATTTGAGGATCCCCCCTCCTTCCACGCGCGCGTACCTTCCCCCACACAGACGATGGAAGGCATCCTCACGGACGCCTCTCTGGTACTCTGGTATATTGACTATATGGTGCTATTAATTTTAACCACACTGTTGTTTATACAGTTTATTACACTCGGGACACCCGATTGACTTAACCTCCTCAATACGTGCCCAGTTACTACTTAACATTGGTACCCCACATAGTGTACGTCCACTGAAATCTGATTTACTGATGTGGGCTGTATCGTTCCACACGTTACCCTTATTGCCGAATACCATATGTCCGGGCTTTAGATCGGCTACGTTCACTCTGGTTACTGTTGTTGTCATAATGTTATTATTATTTGGTTAATGATCTGATTATTGATACTGTTGGTAATGTTCTAATTGGTGGCATGTTATTTACTTATTTGGGTTATTGTACTATTATACACTTTAATTGAGCGTTTATTACCTGCTTTAATGTTTGATGTAGGTATCACTCTGATGAATTCGGCGTTTATCTCTTTCACCTGTCCCATTATATTATACCAGCATTGGCTTCCACTTCCGGCACCCCCACCCTCTACAATATTGAAGTTATATACTTGGTTTACTTTAACTTTTGATAATTTGATACTCATGATTTATTATTATTTGGTTAACGTGAATATACGAGTGGGGCTCTGCCCCGCCCCGTTTTATTTAAGCGTTGTACATGCGCTTTTGCTCGTTAGCGAATACATCGATCAATTCAGCGTCCGCTTTTAATTCATCGCTCGCCCAATTTACTACTATTGTATTATGATCTGAACGACCATAATCAATACAATCATAAGCATCAACCATATCATCTTTACTGAATGTAACGTACGACCCATCGTTATCGTCTGACATATTGTAACCTAACGATTCAGCGTATTGGTATACTGCTTTGTTAATCGCGCTTTTAATTTCTTTCTTAGTCATAATTTTAATTATTTGGTTAACGTGAATATACGATTAATGTTGTGCCATGCCCCGTTCATTTATGTACATCCAACCTGTGGCAGACGATTTAGTGGGATGAGGTGCCCACCCGTTCTTGATCTGGTACACGGTCCTGGAACTGGTACAGCTCATCAGACCGTTGATGAGTGCCATCATCAGGATCATAATCAGAATAAGGGTTGGGGTGTCGATTTTGTTTGTGTTCATAACGTTTATTTATTTGGTTAGTGGGAAGATAACGATAGGGCTCTGCCGAGCCCCATCTAATTGATTATATGGTTGATTATATTATCTATAACCAATCAAACCTCTTGTATTAACACATCCTGATCTTGATGATGAACAACTACTAAATCCTACTAATGCTACTAAAGCAATTAAAATGTACTTTTTCATAATTTTTATTTATTTGGTTAACGTGAATTTACGATTTGGATTCTGCCTCGTCACGTGCAATTAACATTTCTGCTCCTAAATAACCTAATGACATTAGGAATGTGAAGAACATAAGTACGCAATCGGCTGGTGTTTCTAGTGTGAATGAAATAATGAAACTGGTGATGAGGAAGGTAATAATTACCGCTCTAAGTACTAATAATTTATTCATGGTTTAATTTTTGGTTGATGTGAAGATATATGATTAATTGTGCCTTAAGAATTAATTCGTCTAACCATATGATTCCAACTCTCTCTACCTTTACACCCGTATCCTGTACGACAACTTGTTCCTACTAATACTAACAATACTAAAGCAATAATTAATTTTTTCATTTTTTATCTTTTTGGTTAACGTAAATATATGTGTTGTGTTTTGCCTTA